ATGCTTTATTTCTTTTCAAGAATCCCGCTATTATCAACGCCTTGCCAGTATCTAACGCTTTATTTTTGTGTGTTCTTCATAGATTTGAAGGTTATCAATTTACGCATAATGTGTACACTGATGTGTATATCTTCTTCCGGAGTGTACACATTGCTTACCGACACAAAATTAAGAAAAGCTCTTGGCAAAAAAAGAGACCAAATCGAGGTCATTTCAGACGCACATGGTCTGAATGTCAGGTTGTCTACATCCGGCAGTATAACATTCTTTTACCGCTACAGATGGAACGGGAAAGCCGCTCAACTAACGATTGGTGATTATCCAACCACCTCATTAGCTCATGCGCGAGAACGTAGGCAGCAGTTCAGGGCTTGGCTAGCGGAAGGGCTTGATCCTAGACGGCAAGTAGTACTCGAGAAACAGAAAAAAGTAGAAGCGCTTACAGTGAAAGAAGCATTCGATTACTGGGAGAAGTACTACTGCATTCCAGAAGGACTGGTAAAAATCAAAGTGAATCGCCGGGACTTCAATAATCATATAGCTCCAGTACTCGGAAATATGATTGTAGATCAGACAACTAAAGCTCACTGGCTTAATCTTTTTGACGGTATGGGACGAAGGGTGGTTACAGGGCAAATGCTGGGTTTGATGCAGCGCACATTTCGTTTCTGTTCCAACCGTGGGGTAATTAACGTGAACCCTATTGAAAGCCTTAGACGATCAGATGTAGGGCTCACAGCAGCTGTAAAAGACCGCAGGTTAAGTGATGATGAAATCATTACAGTTTGGAATGCTCTGCCTCAGATGAAATATAGGCAGCAATTGATAATGAAGTTTCTCATTATGACTGGGTGTCGAAGTACAGAGATCAGAACAGCGAAATGGGAATGGTTTGATTTCAAGGAACAAACATGGACTATCCCGGCAAGTGACTATAAAACTGGGAAGTCGGTGAGAAGGGCGCTTCCTGAGGCTGTAATACAGATGATGGTAGCTGAAAAAGAAACATCAGTTTCAAAACATGTTGTGACGTTGTCACGATACAGGGGGCCAGAAGATGACAGGCCGCCACTTCAACCAAACGTGGCTCTGTTCTCTGCGCAGATTATTGCAAAAACAGGGATGAAACCTTGGTCGCTTCATGATCTGAGAAGAACAGTGGCGACGCGCCTTTCTGAATTAGGTGCGCCACCACATGTTGTGGAAAAGCTACTAGGGCATCATATGTCTGGAGTCATGGCGCGGTATAACCTCCACGATTATTTGGATGATCAGCGTCATTGGCTTGCTGTTTGGCAGCGTCATCTTGAGAAGTTGATTGGCCAGCCTCTGGTTTGATACTCATGTTGTCTTCCCAGGCAAGAAGGTCTGACAAACGCCATCTTTTAGGGCTGCCATTTATTTTTGGCTTCGGAAACGGCTGAGAAAAGTACGATGGCATCCGGGATGGTGTGCTCCAGAAATACAGTGTGCTGCGTGAAATTTTGTATCTGGACAGAATGTCACTGGTTACCAATATTTCATCTTGGAAATGAGATGCGTTATTCATAAAAGCCCCTTAGTTACATTGTCCAGGAAGATGCTGCAGCCTACGGGCGCAGCTCATAGCAGTAGCCACGTAACTGCAGCGTCGGTTAACCACTTCAACAGTGATTTTTGAACCCTGCACCACGACGGTATAAGTCCGCTTCATTTTCTGCCGACCATAATCGCCATAAAGCTCAACGTGTTTTGCCAGTGCGGCATCACAAGCCTGGCGCCCTAGCGGTGATTGCTTGCTTCGGTTTATCAGTCGCATATCCACCTCACACAAATACATCAACCGGATCGCCAGCTGCTCGCGCGTTGTCGTTCGCTTCACGGCGGAGGCCGAGAACATAGCCAACGGGATCCCAACTGGACAGAATTGCGTTGAGCTCTTTCTGGCTGTGCCATGTTGTCATGCGCTTTTTAAGCGCGGTGGCGCAGGCGCGCACGTTCGCTCGTGTGGGGCCGGCCATCTTCATGCACAAGCACAAAGTCAGAAGCAGATCCGAATATTCGTCGGCGGCCGCGCGCAATGCCGCAGGGTCGATGCTGGCTTCCAGTTCAGGTAATCGATGTTTAAGACTCATGCTGCACCGCCTTCTACGCGCTTGAACTCGATAACCCACACCCACGGGTTTGCATTCCAGCTCTCTTCGCCATATATGGACTGCCACAACCACGAGAACACTTCGCGGGCATCATGGCTGGCCCCACCGAAATATTGGTCGCCTTGATTAATGCAGTATCGGCCGGTGGCGGGCAGCCTCATCAGCCCCTCGCGAGCCGCGTCGTTCTGGCTAATGGAATGAATACGCTGGACACCAATATTTGTGATTTCCAACAGAATGCGGCTGGCCCAGCGGGGCATATGAATGGATGGTCTCCACCGCCCACCTTCTGGCCAGCCTGCCGGAGGAGTAGCTCGGTACGCCATATCGTGACTGTCTTGGTCGATGTTGTAGCGTGCCCAAGTCTCCCGCACCCAGATGCGGTCGCCTTGCTTGCCAAATGCGCTGTTCAGATAGTTCCCTGCCGACAGCTCCCCGGCCAGTTCATTGCCAGCCAACTCGCACCCAAGGTTTTTATCATGCACAGGGAATTTCACTGGGCGCCGTGTCTGCGTCTTTCGACCGTCGAGAATGGCGCGAACCATTTCCCCGTTAAAAATCATTCCGCGCTCAATAATTTTCGTCATATCGTTACCGGGAGGGCGAACCCTCCCACCTCCCTTAGCCCAGGTATTCTGGTTTCATGTCGTCCAGGGTGATACGGAACTGGTCATACAGTTCATCACCCAGGTGGCGGCGCGATGAGGTCAGGGTGCTTTCTGCCTTCACGAATAACGCTTCTGCTTCCGGATCCCCAGGGTTAGGAAGTGAATTTATGGCAGCCTCAACCTTGTTCTTCGCATCAACAAGGTAGTAGCGCTTCACCGCCTTATTTTTCAGTTCGGTATAAAGAGCAGTACCCAGCACAGCTTTCTGTGATTCGATGTCTGCGCGAATGGCTTTGGCCTGATCCACTGAGTTAGCTGTATCAATTCGGTCGCGGAGTCCATCGGCAAGAGAATCAAGGCTGATACCTGTACCCTGTTCGCTGGTGGTGGCGTCAGAGCTGCTGGTAATCTCAGCTACAGACATTCTTTGCACCGGCGCCGGATTGATTTCTCGTTCTGTTCGTTGCTCAACTTCATCCGGGCTATAAACGCCCAGAATCACTTCCGGGCAGTACAGGCGAGCCCAGTATTTCACGCCCAGATAAGCGATCTGCTGCTTCGGGTTAGAAACCCACAATGGTGAATTACGAGTTACAACACCCGAGAGATAAAGCGGCTCACCCCAGGTGATTTCTGACTCACCGCGAAGAATCGCGCCGACCTGAACAAACAACCCGATTTCGTCTTCATCAGTCCAGCCGCGTACCCGTTCGGTAACGGTGTATTTCCCACTTTTACCGTGTTTTTCCCTGGTGATTTCCTGCGTCCTTGTGCAACGCTCCCAATCGCCGCCGTAGCGGTAATGAAATCGACCGTTGATAGCACTGGAGCTGGCGATTACCGCGTTGACGAGCTGGGCTTCATATCCGAGTACGCCATTTACCAGATGCGTTTTTTGCGCGACCGCATAGGGATTCATGCCCCACTGCATAGCCTGCATAACGATGGCCATGCAATCGGCTGGCTTACCTGCAAGGTGAGCTGGCACTGTCACTTGTGAATCAGCCATAAGGTTTGCGAAAGCAGTTAACTGACCGAGAGCCTGAACGTTAAAGATCGCGTTGCTAGCTGAAATGGTGTTTGGTGCTTGCTGTTCGGCTGTAACAATGTTGGTATTTTCCATGACTGTTCCCCCTTATGCCTGTACGCGCAGCGCTTCAAGACGGCGCACATCAAAATCGTTAAGTTCTTCGGCGTAGTCTTCAGTGATCGGCGCCGGCCATTCTCCAGTGTCGAAACCGTTCGCGATGGCGCGCATTGCTTTGCGGTATTCCAGCATGCCGAGTTCAAGTAGTTCTTCAGAAGCCTCGATAATGGCGATCCAGTGGTAGTTCTCGTCTTTGTTAACGAAAATCCAGAAGAACTGATCCAGAGCAGCGGTTTCGCAGTACATGGCCGCGCTGAGGTGGTAATCGCGCTCAATGATTTCCCTGTGCAACTTCGCGCGCAGGCCTTCCTGCTTGATGTTCCACATGCTGATGGTCTTCAGGTCCGCACCAATGCGCAGGCCGCTCATGTCTATCTCAAGGTCAGGGCGCACGCGAACTTCCAGCCCGGTTTCCTCATCAATACCGAAATAGCTCACCTCAACGGCGCGGTTCGGATGCTGGAGCAGCTTGCCGGCGGTGGGGTGATTTAATAGTGCTTTCTGAATGTCCAGCGCAGTGCTCATCTGCTGGCGGGTAACCAGTATTTTTCCTTCCGGGTTTTCGCGCCATGCATCCAGCAGTTCGTCGGCAAACACGGCATCCGGTTTAACCGATTTCACGGCCTGAATCAGATCCGCTTTATTGCCTGATACTTTCAGCGGCTGCGCCTTCTGGGCCTCCTGAGCGACCATGTCAGGATTGATAATCGCCAGCTGTTCTAACAGGGCATCACGGCTACAGCTGGTTTTCACCTGGGCGGGCAGAGTGGCGTTATATTCTTTGATGCATGCCTTCATTTTGGCTGCGGTAACTTTCTGGCCATCTTCTACGCGCTGAAATTCAGCGGGCAAGGCCATGTAATTTTCACATGTTTGGGTAACGTCATCACCCATAGGAACCGGTTGAGGCAGTGTGGCGTTGTGTGCCTCCAGCAACGCCTTGATGTTGTCAGCACTCAACAGCGGCGGAAGACCGGCGTTGTACTCGTCGATAAACGCGCGGATCGTCGCAGTCGTGGTGAAGGCGCCTTCAGGGATTTCCGGCTCGATGCTGAATTCTTTTTCCAGCTGTTCAGGCTGCAGCGCCAGCGCATGCACCAGATTGCCCATATCCAGAACAGGAGAGCGCGTTTTTTCAATGACTTTCGAGACGTGACGCTTTTCGAAATACATCAGAGATATACGGGCATCTTTAACCTGAGTCGAACTGGTGCCGTTCGCCGCGTGGTAAACATCGTTCGGAACACCTTCATATCGACCGGGCTCGAAGAATTCAGGCCATTTTGTTGCTTCCGGCTCTGGCTCATGCTCTTCTTCTGCAGTTGCTGATTGCTGGTCCTTCAATACTGCCGCGGTAAGGTCAGGGCAGCGCTCAGCAAGAATGTCGCGCATGTTCACGGCATCTGCTTGCGGAGCAGTTGCATCAGTGCCTTCGCTTGCTGATACCGCATTATCATTTTTGTCTTCGACTGGCTGAGCCGTTTCCATCTGCACATCGCTGGTGGTTTCCCCGGAATTAGCTGGATGTAATTTTTCTTCTGCAGCGCGCTGGCGCGCCTGATCCACGATAGAAAGTGCTGATGCTGATGCTGATGCTGGCTGGCTATCCATCAGACCATCAATCGAAAAAACACCATTGCCCATGTTTGAAACTTCAGGCTGTTTGGGTTTAGTCAGGTCTTCCGTTACCCAGTTCGGTGCATCCGGATCGCTTACTCCTTCGATATATTCACCGCGCTCAGCTGCGAGAATCTTATCCACGGCTGACCGTTCAGCGACGGCGGCAGATGACACATGCCCGGCTTTCTCAAGCGTTTCAGCAGAGGGCGTTTCATGCTTATGCTCTGTCAGGTTCGCATTGATATAGGTCTGCAGACTTACCGGGAAATGATGAATATCGCTGGTGGCGCCACGAATAAGTGCAAAAATGGCTGCGCGGGAATAATCCAGGATGCCTGCGGTTTTACGCAGCGCAGCAGACCATTCTTTGAACGGGCTTTCTTTTTTCTGGACGATTTCTTTAGCCCGGCGATGAATGGATGCCGGGAAATTGTAGATATCGAAATCCATCGGCATTGTGGCCAGCGCAATCTCAACATCAAGCGTATCAAGCGTATGGGTATAGTCAGGATTGCGATCGGTTTTATTGCTGCCGCCTGCATTGGTGCCGGTATCCGTTTTCTGAACGGAAGAAATGTAATTTCCGGCAGACCATTCGCGAACGAGTTTGCCGCGGTCAATGTGCGGAGTTTCAAACCACAGTTTTGCAAACTGGATACGCTTGCCCAGTTCGTGGCGCTTACCTTCAGGAAATACAGCTTTGTTGGCGCTGGTGAATTTCCACAGGGTAGGCATGTCGGCATCCTTCAACCCCTGGACGTTCTCAGCGGCGAGAATCAGATCCTGCACTGCGGAGTTATAGGTATCCATTTCCAGAACGGCGAGCTCTTTACGGTGCGGAATACTGATTTGATAGACGTGGTTATCATTCGCCATGTACTGCGCCAGCAGCTTAATGCGGAACGGCTGCTCAGCAATATTGAACAGGGCGTTTGTATCGTTTTCGTATTTAGCATTGCCGAACGATTCCACGGTATCGACATCACCAGCATCGTCAGCACTATTGTCATCAACCAACTCGCCAGTGACAGGCTCAGAGGATACTTCAGCATCATCGGTGTGATGAACGTCTACAGGCTCTTGTCCAGGCTTCAGTGCCCAGGTGCGACCATCGTCGGCGAGCTGGTAGCGTTCACACCATGAGTAATCGAGAACACCTTCAGCCGGAAGATCGTTAAATACCGGGAAATCGGTACGGATTGGCTTTTGATAGTCTTTGCCGCGGCCTGTTTCGATCTCAGCATCTTCCAGGTCGACGTCCAGCTGCAGCAGCGCGCGGGATTCGGTTTTTGCAGACCGCCAGATTACGGCATCGGCTTTACCCGATTTTTGAGTCGCTTTTATCAGATAAAAATATTCCATGTGATAGCCTCAATTTTGGATGTAGAATCCCTCGGGCCATTGATAGCGCCCATTCAGGGTGTTCATTGGTTTTTGGTAATTTCCGGTGGAACTTTGGTCGGTGTCACCGGACGTACAGCCCGCTTCGGCGGGTTTTACGTTAGGCCTCGTTGGCCATCTGGTCGTATTGACCGCACTTCGTAGAGCAATAAGTTCTTTCCCGTGGCGCCAGTTGCGAACCGTGAATGATGAGGATGGTCATTTTTACTTCCTTGCCTTCCTCAATCGGCTTGCGGCAATAAGCGCATTTCTTCTGCATAACTCCCCCTACATCTGAGCCGTAAATGCGGCTGGGTTTTCTGCTAATACTCCCTTTAGCGGGTAACAGTTTTCTTCAACTCCCTGTTCAACAGCTGCTTTCTTACAATCCGACTCGCTGTCATACACACCGAGAAGAACGTCCTGATTTCCGCCAGTCAGCATGCCGACAGTAAGAACCAGTGCGAACATCGTGTTCATGAAGGGTCACCTTTTTGTGCGAGCATGTAACACACCCGACGAATGAATGCTGACAGAGGGCTTAACCGAATAGCCTGCTGACGAGCGGGTTTACGTGCAAAATCGACCATTGATATAACTCCCACAGTGCGCTGATTAGCGCAGTCCAGATGAAGAGCCCGATAACTGCCGAAATGATCAGGGCTCTGAAGCCTTGCTTACTCATTTCAACCTCTGCCTTGTCGCCGGCCAGCGGAACGTTACTACCTACTGCGCATTGATATTTCCACCTCATCCCGGCATTCGTATGCTCCGGGCAGCTACTTCGTGGGCGTCCTGCCTTGGTGGGTTGCTGCTGGGAATAAGTAAAACATTGCTTTACTATTAAGTCAAGTTTAGGTGAACTGATTTGTAAAGCATTGCTGTATCTGGCGATGGGGTACATGGCTTTAGTCGAGGTTTTTCGTATGTGTTATGCTCACAAAAACATCAATGAGGGCTGATGGCATGGGGTATGAGGATGATTTTTTCGCGGAGATGCACCCGCAAATAGCGCAGGTTATCGGGATAGCGGTTATGCAGCTACTGGTTGAAAAGCAAGAACCGTCAAGAGAGGCGCTAATAGAGATGATTCAGGTGTTGTGGCAGGAAGACCAGGTGGATCTGGCTGTGGAGTTGGGTATTGACGTTCTGTCGCTACCAAAAGAGTACGGGTAATAAAAACCCGGCGCAGTGGCCGGGCTATGTGTAGTAATAAATTACTTGGAACCTGATTTTTCGTTTCTTTGCGTGAGCATGATTACTTTCAAATCGCTAAGGTTAGATGATAAGTCTTTGAATCCACCATCAACTTTATCCTCTAGCCTATCTATCCTTGTGCCAATCTCTTGTTTGGAAGTAACGATATTCTGATTCAACTCTGTTCTGAGAGCATCATTTTTACTGTTTATGGCGCTTGATACGTTCCAGGTTATTGTTACAGCAGCCCCGACGATGGTAATAACACCAACCGCTATACCAATCCAGAATTCAAGTCTTCCCAAAGTCTTGGCGTTCATCTCTTCCTCTGGTTTTGCTTTATCATCTAGGCTCAAAGTATCTTTAATTGTATGCAGGTTGTTTGCTGTTAACAAGTAAGAGGCAGGCTCGAAAACCACTGAATTTCCAACTCGTTTTGCATAAAACAACTCCGATTGAGAGTACATGGGATCTTGATTTTCTAGACGGTGATGAAATTCACTTTTGCTCATCGCCCGTCTCCGAACCGCCATCATTCTTACTTTGAGGGTTTTTATTCAGTCTTCTCAGCACAAAACTATGGTCAAATAAATTGGTATAGCCACATTCGTTACATGTCATCATCAACATGTTAACACCGCCACTAACAAGCCCAGATGGTGGCTCATTAGTGGTTCCAAGAGGTAAAAAAAGAGAAACTCCAACGACCTTGCCATCAACATTCTGCTTGTCGCCAGTTATCAGAGTCCATTTTGAAGATTTGCAAAATGGACATATATGATGTTTAGCATCAAAAGTGTTGAGGAAGTCCACAAAATCTTGGAATTCCACTACGTTTTTTTCACTCATATTAACTTACGCCATTATATTTTTTAATTGATTTTTGTGCTTTTACGAGGTTGCAATAGATACATTTTAATTTCGAAAATTATATGTAAATCAAAGTGATATTTTACAGTTGGTTGGTGTTAAACTTCTGAGCCGAAAGCCATAGAACAACTATCTTAACCATGCTTACTATAGGTCAGCGTAGTGCTAATCTGCATCGTCCTTAATCCTTCGCCCCATGTACTTGGCATACAGCTCATCGAGCTCTTTGAGACGCAGAGATATGATCCGCAACATGTTCTGCTGCTCATCTTCGGGCAATTGTCGATAGAGTTCGAGCAGACGTTGCTCGTCAGCTTTAAGCCCGTTTTTCTCCCCAACATCCTCACCTAACAACCATGGAACCGAAACTCCGACAGCATCGGCGATTGCCAATGCAGATTCTTTACTGATTCGTCCTGTTTTGAACCAGCCGGAGACTGCCTGCTTACTGACGCCAGCAATCCGGGACATCTCAGTTTTTGAGATCCCTTTAGCATTCAATTCTGTAAGCCTAGAGATCAGGCCTTCGGTCGGGGTTTTATCGCTCATGTTCTCATTGTAAATAATTGCTTTACTCCTTGATAGGCATGCTTGGGTTGACCATAAAGTAAATTAATGCTTTACTTTGCGTTATCTAAGGAGGTCATATGACTGGTATCGAAAAAGCTATACAAAAGTCTGGTTCTGCAAGCGCGCTGGGTTTTGCTCTGGGCGTAACGAAAATGGCGGTTTCTTTTTGGCGCAAAAATGGGGTTCCATCCTCACGTGTAATCAAAATTTATGATGCGACCGGAGTAACTCCTCATGAGTTACGCCCAGATCTTTACCCCAACCCCAGCGACGGCCTGCCGAAACAGGAAGGCTAAACATGCAAACACTTTCCTTTCAACAAAATACCGGATTCAACCCCGGCGCTCTGATAAAGCGAAATCAGGCGAAAGTGGAAGATCACGACGGCATTCGTTCTGCCGTTCGCGCATGGGCAGCAGTTGAAGGTCAGGATGTTGTTTCGGCGTACATCATCGATGAGTGGCGCCAGCAGGGCGGGGAAAAAATTGAATTTCCCACGGACATCAGTCGCGCCCGCCAGAAGCTTTTCCGTTACCTGGATAACGAGGTCGATTCGGAAAAGTATCGCGCGAATGTGCGTCTTCTGACGCCAGCCATCATGGCCGTCCTCCCGTTGGAATACCGCCACCGCCTGTTGCCTGAAGACAATTTCATGTCCCGACTGGCACGACTGGAGAAGGAGACCAGCGAAGCGAAGGTTGCTGTTGCTATGGGAGCTCCACGCCATCAAAAGCTGAAAGAACTGAGCGAGGGAATATTCGAGATGTTCCGGGTTGACCCAGAGCTAACGGGGCCACTAATGGCAATCGTCACCTCAATGCTCGGCACGTTGTAGCTGGAGGTTCACGTGAACCATATCGAATTCATTGAGAAAAACGTCCGCGAAGAGCTTATCCGGCAGGGCTTTACCCAGGCAGTGGCTCAGGGGGGGGCATTTCAGGCCGTCGATATGTACAAGCGCATGTCTCAGGCAAGTCGTAAGGGAGGCATTTTTGATGATGTTATGCGCCACGCCAGGCTGTGGGCTGAGAAGCAGACCAGCGCTGCAGAAAAGCGAGAAGCAAAGAAATCAATCCGTAAGGGGAATAACCATGTTGGGTTGTTTTGAGTGGGTGAAGACTGTTGTGCGCCAACACAGCCAGTCTTCGGGGTGTGAAAAAAGGGCTCTTAGTTCACGGAGTGAGTATGTCAAATACCGCTGAAGTTATCAATTTTCCGATTAAAACCGAGCGTTCGGGAGGTCAAATGGCCGACCTGGCTAACGGGTATACCAAGATCGCAAACGAGATACAGAAGCTCAAGCCACGTCTGCGGATGTCTGGTCGTGAGTGGCAGTGTCTTGAGGCTGTTATCTGGCTTACCTATGGATGGAACAAGAAGCAGGACCGAGTAACAAACACGGTGATTGCTGAGCTTACAGACCTCGGAGAGTCGCATATTTCCGACACAATCAAATCTCTCGCGGAGCGGAAAATTATCTTCGCTCATAAGCAGGGAGTGATGAAAATTGTCGGTATAAATACTGAGCTATCTGAGTGGGTTTTAGACAAACCGAAAACGGGAAAACTCTCCCCGGAAACGGGAAAAGTGTTACCGAAAACGGGAAAACCTTTCCCGGAAACGGGAGACACCCAATACAAGAACAAGAACAATAGTAAAAGATCTTCTTCGTCTCGGAATTCTAAAGAATCCCGAAACGAGGAAACTTTGAAGTTTCTCTCTCGTCATCCAGAAGCGGTCGATGGGATTTATACCCCTGCGGGAAAATCTTGGGGAACAGCTGACGACCTCAAAGCCGCGCGATGGATTTTCGATAAAGCCCTCACCGTGAATGCCTCACTCTCAGAACCAAACTGGGTTGAATGGGCAAACACCATCCGTCTGATGCGTATGCAGGACAAGCGCAGCCATTACGAAATCTGCGAGTTGTTCAAGTGGGCCAACGAAGACAGCTTCTGGCAGAACAACGTTCTGAGCCCCACCAGCCTGCGAAAACAGTGGGATAAGCTCACGACTAAACGCCAGCGCAACCCAAACCCACAACACGCGAAATCCTGTGCAGCTGCGCTGGACAATACCGACTGGATCAAGGGGGTACTTGAATGAAATCTCTCGCAGAAAGCATGCATAACTTTGACCGGAAGAACTTCCAGCGTATCGCCGCCGGCATGCCTGAAATGCAGGATGCGCATAGCTTTGCACATCAGGCGACAAAAACGGCTGAGATATTCAACGAGCTGTTTCGCCAGCTGCTCGCCGTATTCCCGGCACTGGCCAGCAAGTCTGCAGAAGACCTCAACGAGATGCGCCGGCAATGGCTTCTGGCGTTCAAAGAGAACGGGATCACCACCATGGAGCAGATTAACGCCGGAATGCGTGTTGCCCGCAAGCAGGAAAAACCGTTCATGCCGTCGCCGGGACAGTTCGTCGCCTGGTGCCGTTCTGAACAGGCTGTTTCTGCTGGACTGCCAGATGCGAATGAACTGGTTGATATGGTCTACCAGTATTGCCGTACTCGCGGACAGTACCCCGATGCAGAGTCATATCCTTGGCCTGAGCACAAAGTCATCCCGGCCACGCTGAAGCACAAAGCCTGCTACTGGATGGTCACGGGACTGTACACCGATATGCGCGCAAATGGCCTCAGCGATTCAGAACTGCGTCGTAAAGCATCGGATGAACTGTTACGTATGGTTCGTCGCTTGAACGCCGGAGAAACGATTCCAGAACCGGTTAAGCAGATCCCAAAACTCGGCGGACGTCCGCTAAGCAACGAGCAGGGGTTAAACAAAATTGCTGAGATTCGCGCGAAGTTCGGTTTGGGAAGAGGGCGCAATCATGGCTAGAGCATTTTCAACTGCTGAGCGTCGGGAGTATGTCCGCGCAGTGATTCGTATCACGAAACATCAGGGGCGCCTTACGAGCAGCGATGCAATGAAAAAACTGGGGTTAAGCCGCGATACCGTCCTGAAGTATTTCCGCGAGGCGGAAGCCACTGGCGAAGTCGTTCGTCATGGCCGATCCGGTTTATTCCGCGATCAGCGCGCCATCATCGATTTTGACATGAAACGATTTGGTCTGGTGCCGAAAGTAGTTGTTGGGATGAATTACAGCCTGCTTGGCAGTCCTGTTTTTCAGCGAGTTTTAGATGTTCAGGAGGCTATTCATGGCTAAGAATTCTATCGATGTATACGGTGCCAGCGGCAAAACAAACGTGCTCAACTTTGAGCCTGAAAACCTGCACTTGGTCACCGATAAGGCCCACCCACTTTACGATGAGCGTATTCACCTTCCTATCAGCGAGGCAATGGTGTTGAACATCATGGATCAGGGAGTACTGGAACCAATCATTGTCTGGAAAGACCCTGAGAGCGGGTTGTCCTGTGTGGTTGATGGTCGCCAGCGTGTGCGCCATACACTGGAAGCCAACAAGCGTCTGTCGAATGAGGGCAAAGAACCGTTACTGGTTCCGGCAGTCACTAAACGTGGTTCTGCTATCCGCATGGCGCAGGCGATGGTAAGCGCTAACGAAATCCGCCAGGCAGATACGCCGCTCGGCCGCGCAAAAAAAATGGCTGATGCGTTGGAACGTGGACACGACGAGCAAGACCTCTCTCTGATGTTTGGCTGCAGCGTTCAGACCGTACGCGCAACGCTGTCACTGCTGGACGCTACTCAGGCTGTTCGCGATGCAGTGGAGTCTGGAACTGTCACCGTTACTCAGGCGCGTCAGCTGGTATCGCTTAAACCAGAAGAGCAGCGGGAGAAGGTCGCTCAAATCGAAGCGGCAACTGCTGGCACAACCGGCCATGAAAAAGCCTGGCGTCAGCGCGCTGTGCTTGGCGAAACTAAGTCACGTCTCAAATCACGCAAAGAAATCACAAAAGCCCTAGAAGGTGCCAGCGGTGAATACGCGGCGGCTCTGCGCTGGGTGCTTGGGGAGGCTGTATGACAATCGTAAAAACCCATACCGGCATCGTGATCACCAAAGACGGTCCGAAGGTAAAAAAACTGCACCAGACAGAGCGAATGTGGGTCGTCGGCAAAAACGAGTTTTACCACAAAGAAACCGGGCGCCGTCACTTTGCAGAAAATACGCGCCGTCGGCTGTTGTTGGAAACGATTGAGGCGATAGGTGGTTCACATGACTGAGCACGTCGAAAAATACACAAATAAGGCAATAGAAATCATTGCTGACTATATCCAGCGGACTAACAAGAAAAACGAGCAGTTGCAGGAAACGAAGGTGCGCCTAGACAAGAAATTCGCTCTTTTTGCGGACGATGAGAACTGCAACTCAAACAGACTGATGGCCGTATTTTTACCAGCAATGACCAGCCATACCCGAGATGGCTTTTTCGAAGAGATAGCAACAGCGTTAGAAGGGGCTCAGGCATGAACACCACTGAATTAACCCTGAGGGCCAGAATCAACGTTGAATGTGGTGAACATCTTTCTCCATCAGAAACCAAAAATCAAAACTACTTAAACTGTCATCTATAAATTAATAATTGGCTAGATGCCGGAAATAGAAAGAGGCCCAATTGATGTAATTGGGCCTTGTATGGCATATTAACCAAACTTTCTTCTGTACTCTCTTGTGTCAAATCTTGCAGAATTAAGAAGAGCAATGCTTTTACTAATCATTTGCTCTTTTTTAGCTGGGCTGGTTGCAAGATACTCGTCGCAGTTTGTACACCGTCCAATTTTATCTATATAATTGGAAGCAATGGTTGGCTCGTGAAAAACCTCAACCTTCACATTAGGTAAGGCTAGACCTGACGGGTCAGTTATTTGATCTGGATGAGGCGTTAATAATAAAGCGAGAGACAACATATCAGGATATTCAGACTCAGGGAGAACTTTGTACTCCATAGCATCAAGTAGCTTGATTGTTGTTTTTGGGGTTAAGTTAAGCGAAAAAGAAAGTAGCCATTTGCAAAATGAAGTTGAAATAATCTTTCTGAAGCTATCACAATTAGTAAATGCATGGGCTAAGCTTTCACTATCATACACATTAAATGCTTCTTCAGATTTTTTTCTGAAATTATCATCCCGCAAATTTTCTTCATACTGTGTTTTAAAATGACCAAGAGCATCTTCATGAATATGGTCAATGCCAATTCTTGTTGTCAAGAAAAGGAGCCATGGTTTGTCACGGTGATTCTGTAGTTGGACTATTTTTGTTAATAAATTATAGTGATTAGGGTTTCTATCTGCAGGTTTTTTTTGAGTTATGCTGTCGCAAAAGTCTAAGTTAATTACATCGAAATCGCCGAAGCTTTTAAATCTCTGATATGCTAATGAATCCTTTGTTACAATATTTAAAATATTGTTGTTATGATATTCTGATTTTGGATCTATGTTAGGTAGGGCTCTAACTTCAGTTAAAGAAATATTAGCATTTTGCTCGCGTGTGCTGTCGCTCTCATGGTCGTTAAATCCCATGAAATGTAACTGGATTTGACGACTGATGCATATTTCATCATGAATCGTTCTTACGTCTAATAAATCATCCCCGGGTAAGCTAAAATACTTTAACTTATCAAGTTTCTTTATTTTTTTATCAATGAGGACATTTATGAAATATACCCATTGTTCTAATCGTACCAAATGCTTTCTTGGATGATGCCATGGCGCAAAGGAGTTTTTAGTCGAACGTCCTTCAGGAAATTCCTTTATTTCTTCAAAAAGATCGTCGAAGAAGTTTTGGTCGCTCATTAAGCATCTCCTTCAGCAATAATTACATCATAAATAGCTTTAATCATTGAGTTGCGGTGTAAAGTCGGTAAATTTTCAAGAACACCGTAGCTTGCTAGAATCGCAGTTATTGCTTTGATCTTTTCTTCTGTAAGCGGATTTAATTGTGTGGGTTTATAATTCTCTACATCATTTTTTTTGATGGTGAGATCAGAGAAGTCTACTATATAGTCACTTTCTTTATTTAAATGTGTGTCTTTTTTTTCTGAATCTATAATTGCTACTGTCGGAGGTAATTGATAAATATCATTCCCAGCACTGCTCCATGCTTTTTCTACAATCCTATCAATTTTAGATAAAACTTTATTTTGTTTTGAAGAACGACTCTCATTTCTTAACTTTTTGGCTAACTGTTTATTCGCATTGGAAAATTGTCTAAACGCACTGTGCACCCATCTAGTTAAAATCACAACATGAGGATGAGAAAAATTATAGGATTCACGATCTATGTTTAATGCACTATCTAAACCCTGTTCAACGAAAATTTCAAAAGTAACTTGTCTTTTTCGGGTGTTTTCCTGAACTTGGTATTTCATAAATGTATCATCAAACATTGTGCCACTTGCATCATGTATACGAATTAATACGCCTTGATGTTCTGTCGGGCATATTTTAGAATTCCATAATAGATAAGCTTTAAATTTTAATGGACCTCCGGTCGCCGATATTGGGATGCCTTTGAACTCCTCAAAATATTCACCTATAAATACCATTGGTTTTGAGATGGCATGTGATGTGCTGGGGAGGTTTTCAAACATAATCGGACGAGATAATTTCAGATTATCAATATAGACGTTAAAATTTGAGCTACGCTCTTCATGTGAGAATGTAAAATGGTCACTTAACTTACTGCCCATAGAAAGATTGATTGGCGATGCTTGTCCGCCTTTCATTAGATTAGATATTTTATACGCATAAAACTGATTATTAAATGGTATGTCAAAAATACTCTTGTCAACATAGTCAACAGGAACACTTAAAGCTAGATCCCATATCATTTTTAAATAAAAATCAAATAACTCTGCTAATTTTGGTGTTGGATTAGTTGGTTTAGATTCATCCCATACACATTTAACTAGCTTTTTAAATGCCTCATGAGGTTCATCTTTATCCTCCCAAGGAACTGATCTTACTTTTTCATCATTATCTAAAAGTTTTAAATGTTCTTCATCCTTTATTGAGCCTATATGATATTTGGGTGGATGAATTAATTCATTATCATCATCACCATCTGTCTCCTCCATTTTTTCTTTACTAGCAGCAACACTTGCCCACATATTCGAACTTGAGAGTGTTTCTTTAGTTTGGTTGCGAATTTTATGCAAGATTACCGTTGTACCGTGTGTATCAATATCAGATGCATTTTCCGTCCATATTTTATATGTGCCAGATTCATATAATTCATCATTGTCTGTGTCTTTTAATATTTGATCTGAGAATTGTTTTAACGTAACATTTGCAATACTACGGAAATCATCACCTTTTCTTTTTGTTATTATCTGAAAAGATTGAGTTAGCTGAGATACAGAGAATAATCCTATGCCTATTTTCCCAATTAAGTGTCGTCCCCCAGGGCTAAGATTAAAATCTTGAGGGTCTGTAATCCCATATTCAGCACCAATATTATTTCGTTTTGAACTTCCCCCAATATGGTTCATTACTCGCGTTAAAGTTTCAGGACTCATACCATTTCCATTATCCTCAATAGTCATGGAATTAAAGCGAGGTTCATCAGTTCTAATGCGAACCTCTGTTGCATCAGCATCATACGCATTAGAAATTAGTTCGCGTAGAGCAGAGCCTGGTTGTCTATATATGCCGTCCGTAACGCGTGCAATAACTTTCTCATCAGTAGTAAGAAATGCTGTTTCTACAACCTCTCTATTATTGCGAATATTTTCTGCAATCTGTTGTTCTTTATTTTTAATTATATCCATATTATCCTCTAATAGAATTTTTAATCGACAAGGCTATTTGTTTCGCCATTGGCGGCGGAACAGCATTTGAAACTTGAGTAACCTGTTGAGAAAGAGTCCCTTTCAATACAAAATCTTTTGGGAAGCCCTGAAGCAACATAGATTCAAAAATAGACAATCTACGCTTTTTATTTGGGTGTACATATATTTCTCTGTTTCCATATGCTATCGTGGGACTAGGTTTATCCCATTTGATCGTTCTAAAACTTCTAGTTTTATTTAGCAATAGTTCAGGGTTTTTAAATTTATCGGATTTAGGGAACATCGTCCAATGATTAGGATGGAAGTTAATATCTGTATCTACAATTTTTCTGTGATAAAAAACGGGCTCAGGAAAACCAAAGATCACATCCTTAACTGTTTTAGGGGAAGTGGAGGAAAAAGGGGGGGTCAGTGATAATTCTTTTTTAGATATCCCTTTTTTTATTGCGATTATAATAATTCTTTTTCTTTCTTGAGCAACGCCAAAATTAATAGCGTTTAATTCATGTTCGTAAACATCGTAGCCAATAACATCTAGTTGGGATGTTATTTTATTGTATGTATGAATATGTTTCTTATCTTTAATACCAAGGACATTTTCAAAAACCACAAAATTAACATTGAAGTGTTTCTGAACTTCTTTTATAAAGTCAACGTACAGAATCGCTAATTTATTCCTTGGATCATCTGCAAACGAATTAGGATTTCCACGGGAAAACCCCTGACAAGGAGGCCCACCAATGATTCCCATTGCTTCATTTTCATTAAAGTATTGACTGCATAGCTCAAGCATCCCTGGAACACCAAGTTCAAGCAGATCTAGCTTCAAAGCTGTAGACTCGGGAAAATTGTGTTTATGCGTTTTGATAGCAGCCTCAGACCAGTCTATGGCCAGTTTTAGATCATATCCTGATTGTCGGAAACCTAGATCAAGACCGCCAGCCCCGCAAAATAAACTTAATAATTGCACAAGTTAACCCTTCATATGACCCAAGGCTAATACTGGGAAAAGATTGCTTAGCCTTGATAAGTTGTTCTTAACTTACTGATTAATAATGTAAAAATTGTTTTTACAACTCATCCTCAATGGATATGCGAGTTAGTGTACCTCGTTTAAAGTCGAACATAAATCTGCATATCCGCCTAAATTCTCACAAGTTATACTTATAACTATATGATTTTTAATGTTTTTGATAAATAATTCAATTCTGAAAACAAAGATATTTTGTATACGAAACTTCTTTTAGAGAAGAGGTCATATGCTAGTTATAGGTTTACTACCAGGAGTCTTGCAATAAATGTAGACGTTTCCAACGGGACATCCGCATACAACTGCCGAGAGTAGAGTATACATCATACATCGAGATGGAAGGTCAAAACAAAAAATTAAATTACTATAAATCAATAGGATACGTCATTATTTTATTTAGCATGCTGACCAAAAAAATAACGTTTTGTGCTGTTAAGATGTTGATAAAATTCTGGTGTCGATATACTGTATATATATACAGTTATCGATGGCGAGGATAATTTTGAAAGTAGAACTGATAATCGAACGTAAGAAAAAATTTCCAAACGGTATAGAACCTGCTTTAGAGGCTAAAATGCGTCGGCAACTAAACAAAAAGTATTATATCTGCACAATATCTGCTCGATCTGCTCGATCTGCTCGATCTGCTCGATCTGTTCGACGTGTCGGGACCGATGAGCTCAGTATTTTTGGTGGCCTGAATTATGATAGAGAAACCGTCAAAGAGATTCTGGGCGAGAAGTGGAAAAGTGCTGACGACTGGTTTTATTAGTTTGATTTTGATGGTGGCGGCTCTTAACCCAGAGCATCGCATTAGCGTTACCCTTGATGCCGCTATTCGTTTTCTATGAGTGCGTCTGTATGTCGCTCAGGGGGTAATGTGACCGTTTATGTAGAGTCTCCAGAAGATCAGACTTGGTACGATGTAGTCAGGCGAACTGATGGAGCAGTGGTTTGTAGTTTTCCTTCTTCAGGTAGGCATCTCGTTTACCGGACGAACAGCGTCGTATCCATGCGGCCATTATTGCCAGATGAAGAAGTTTTTACCTTAAATGGGTTTATGAGGTTTGCTGAGCGACTTGGCTACCGAGTTCTCCAACCTTCTGATAATATGAAATCAACGGCCTGAACAACCGTTGCCTACTGCGCCACGGAGAGAAACCATGGCGCAATTGCACTTAATAAAACATTCTCAAGGCATCCTGATCCCCGCAACGCCGGAGACCAGCGATTTTCTGCAATCAAAATGCAAGCTCGGTGCCGTCCTGGAGGCCGAATATAAGCTTGTCCGCAATCCGGCCTTTCACCGCCGATATTTCGCATTACTCAATCTGGGCTTTGAATACTGGGAGCCTACCGGCGGCGCAATCTCTTCGAACGAGCGCAGGCTGATTCTTGGTTATTCCAAATTCCTTGCATCCCATGGCGGCAAGGAATCGGTATTCCAGGATATCGCCGAGCAATATCTCGACCGGATAGCTGAGAAGCGATCCGGCTATATCAGTATTTGCAAATCCTTCGATGCTTACCGGGCGTGGGTCATCGTTGAAGCTGGCCACTATGACGCCATACAGCTGCCGGACGGCACGCTGAAAAAACACCCTCGCAGCATTTCTTTCGCAAGCATGGACGAATGCGAGTTCCAGGAACTGTACAAAGCATCGCTGGATGTTCTCTGGCGGTGGATCCTCTCTCGTTCATTCAACAGCCTGCAGGAAGCTGAGAACGCCGCCAACCAGCTTTTAAGCTTCGCGGGGTGATGCCGATGAAACACTCATGGTTTCACCATCTCGAATGCACAACGCAGCAGGCCGACGAATTGATGGATAAGTACCGCAAACGTGGGGTAAAGGTCGAACGTAGTTTAAACCAAGATTTTAGGACCTGGACCGTCAGCGCTGAGCTGGTGGAAGACAAGAATCCACCGCGGCCTGATTCCCGCTGGCGCAACCGGATGTGGGGGTAAGTATGGCAGACCTTCGCAAGGCGGCGCGTGGCCGTGAATGTACAGTTCGGATCCCCGGTTACTGCAATGGCAACCCAGAAACCAGTGTGCTGGCGCATTACCGACTGGCCGGCACCTGCGGTACCGCATGCAAACCCGATGATACCCAGGCGGCGATCGCCTGCAACTGCTGTCACGATTTAATCGACGGAAGAAAGAAAACAACCGATTACACCTACGACGAATTGCGTCTGATGCATGCGGAAGGAGTTATGCGCACTTTGGCGATCTGGAAAAAAGAAGGGATGGTGAAAGCGTGAACGAATACCGTATCTCATTACCCTGGCCACCGAGCAATAACCGTTACTACCGGCACAATAGGGGGAGAACTCACATCAGCGCAGAAGGGCAGGCATATCGCGATATCGTCGCCAGCATCATCAAAGAGCAGATGCTTGATATCGGAATATCTGCAGCAGTGAGGATTCGAATTGAATGCCACATGCCGGACCGCCGCCGCCGTGATCTGGACAACCTGCAAAAAGCGGCTTTCGATGCACTCACTAAATCCGGTTTCTGGCTCGACGATCAACAAGTTGATTATTACAGCGTAAAAAGAATGCCGGTTGTGAAAGGTGGACGGCTTGAACTGACCATCACTGAGCTGGAGGAAGCATGAGCCCGTACGTAGTTGAACTCATCCGCGAACGCTGGCAAAAGCTCCGCCTTTTCCGGTGCCGCGGAACAGTAATGACCGATTATCGAATTTTGAAAAACTTTGTCCGCATTTATCAGTCTCTGGGAGAAATAGCATGAACCTCGAAAATACAGTGAAATACCACTTCGCGAAGTCCACTATGATTAGCGATTCTCCACGAGCGACGGCATCAGACTCATTAACCGGCACTGACATTATGGCTGCAATGGGCATGACACAGGAACGTGCTGCTATGGGGTATAGCGCTTTCCTGGGAAAGATGGGCATTAGCAACAATGATCGAGAACGAGCTATCGGTCTATTAGCTGAATATGCGCTGACAAAATGCGATAAAGTTGCCGCGCTGCGCAAGCTCTCGGCGAACGTAAAACCTCAGGTGATCAAGATCCTCGCAGCGTTCGCTTTTGAGGATTATTCCCGAAGCGCTTCCAGCAAAAAAAAATGTGACTGCTGCTGCGGTTCCGGATTCATCGACGCAGAGGTATTCACCAACAAAGTATCGTATCCAGATGGGAAACCGCCAAAGTGGGTCAAGGTAACAAAGGGAATCTCGCCGTCGGACTGGGAAGAAGTAAAATCTGTACGGGAGCAGGTTCGGGTGCTTTGTCAAAAGTGCAAAGGAAAAGGGACTGTAAGTGCCTCCTGTAATGACTGCCACGGTCGGGGGAAGGTGGTGAACCAGGATGAAACCGAGAAGCAGGGTGTACCTGTTATGGGCAACTGCAAGCGCTGTGGTGGCCGTGGGTATGAGCGAATCCTCTCCACTGCAGTGCACAGTGCCATTTGCCAGGTAACGGATGCCATCACCCTGGATACATGGAAGAAGACGGTTAAACCATTCTTTGACGAACTGATCACTAAATTCGATATAGAAGAGGCGTGGGCGGAGGGACAGCTCAAACAAATAACGCGCTGA